CTGATTGATTATTTGAAGGCAGCAAAGCCACAACTTCAAAAATGGATGATGGAGCGGACCAGAGATCATATCATAACTGCTATGATGAGTATGCAAGGAAAGGCTTATCTTTCTTCTCAGATCGTTAAAAATCCCGTTTATACACAAGTTGCAACACAGGCCAATAGAGACACATGGCTTGCAGCAAATAGCGATAGGGTTCTTTTCGGGGCAGCTAAATCGAACAATGCCGCCAATGATCATTCTGCAGCACTTTCTAACCTGGACAATACGAATGACAAATTGTCAGTTGCCATTGCAGGGCTTGCAAAAAGAATGGCTCAAACCACGGACCCGGCAATCTCACCTGTAACGGTTAATGATGAGCAGGAATGGTATGTTATGTTTTGCAACTCAAATTCCTTCAGGGACTTGAAAGCCGACACAACATTGTCTGCAGCAAACCGGGAAGCCAGAGTTCGGGCCATGATGAAAAACCCAATCTTCACGGATGGTGACGAGGTTTATAACGGTATCATCTATCGTGAAGTTCCTGAAATTCCTAATCTTGGAGCAGTTGGAGCCGGTAATATTCAGGTCGGTGTCAACTTCCTTTGTGGACTTCAGGCAGTTGGTTTTGCTATCGCAAGACGGCCTTTCCCAATCCGTGATACAAGAGATTATGGATTTGTCAAAGGCGTTGGTATTGCTGAAAGACGTGGTATTGCCAAACTGCAATTTAAAGATCCTTCAGATGCAAGCAAGCTGAAAGATCATGGTGTATTCACTCTTTATACTGCTTCAGTGGATGACGTTTAAAGGGTCTTGATTTAAACTATAAACAAGCCCTTTGACGGCAAGGGGCTTTTAACTTTAAAATGGGGAATTTTTAACATGAAACAATTTAAATTTGCAGCGATTATCTTTCTAAGCTTAATTATGCTTGGTTCTTTCGTGCCTTCTTATGTTTTTGCAACAGCAGAAACATTGACAAGCACAAGAGGTGTTGCAGGCTTCCCGGTATACGGCAGGGGGCAAGCAGGAAACCTTAAATCAACTTACGGGGTGTATGCGGTAACGGCAGCAGTTGAAGCCGGTGACGTTTTTCAGCTTGCAAGAGTACCCAGGGGTGCAACCGTTGTTGGTGGCCGCTTCTATATGGGTGATATGGACGGTGGGACCGCACCGGATGCCACACTTGATATTGATATTGGTTGGGCAACAGCAGGCACAAATGGGCCTGATCCTGATGGACTTCTCAACGGTGGCACAATTCATGGTGATGCAGTTGTCGGGGTTAAGCCTGAAAGTGGTACTTCAATGCCTTTTGGTGGTGTTCTGATTATTTCAGGCAGCAAAACCTTCACTGAAGAAACTGCATTGATTGCAACAGTGAACACGGCAGCAGCAACTTTTGCAGCAGCTACCATGGGAATTGTGGTTGATTATACGATGGATTGATTAAATATTTGATATTATAAATATTTTAATCAAGTTTTTATATTAATTATGCGCCCTGGAACAACCAGGGCCAATTAAAAAGGCAGGAAAATGAAAGTAACGTATTTGGGCAACAAAAAAAACATGATCTCTTATGGTGTCGAATTTGATGGGAATAACCCGGTTGATGTTCCTGAAGAAAACAAACACGCTATTGAAAAATTTAAAGGCAATAGATTTTTCCATGTGGATTGTAAAGGGAATCACGCAGCGCCAGGATATTATGTTTATCCTGTCAAAAAGGTTATGACCGGGCTCAGACCAACAACGGTTAAAGAAAACGTCAAATTAAAGGCGTTTAATAGTCTTAAAGATGCTGAAATATGGGTCAAGACAAACGGTAAGCTTGACGTAACCCATATAATTAGGCCTTCAGATGAAGATATTTTGCCTGTTCCTGAAGCTTCCGGGGTAAACAAGGACGTTGATACCTTTGGAGTCTTTAAGCTTAAGGGTGACGGCAAACCATACAGCAGACCGGCAAAAACTTTTGAGAGCAAAAAGGCTGCCACAACCTGGATGGAAGCCGAAAACTTAAACCAGGATGAATATATAATCATGGGGAAGTGATACCATGTCTCAAACCACAACGGAAATTGCAAGTGCAGTATTAAGGAAGTTGGGAAGGTTGCCAGACGGTCAGGTCGCACCACCAAGCCAGGTTAAAATCATAAAAGATGCATACACAGGTCTTTATGATGAATTGTTCAATGACGGTCTTGTAAATTGGGGTTCTACTGATGCTATACCGGATTTAGCAGTTTACCCGATAACCATAATGTTGACAGGTCGGGTTTCTGATGATTTTGGAGTTCCAGACCGGTGGAGTAGTGCAAACGAACTGATGAGATTTAGAATATCACAACAGATTTCAAGCCCATATGTTCCACAGCCTACAGGATTTAAGGAATTTTAAAATGACTGAATGGATTAAAGCGGGTGTTTGTGGTGATCTTCAAAAAAAGACACAAAAATGCAAAGGTCGAATAATAAAATTGTACGAATCAAGGGGGCGTGATTTTTTTCTAACGGCAGTAAGGGATGGAAACCATGCACCTGGATCTTTTCATGGGATAGGTTGCGCCTTTGACTTCAGAAGGGATTCATTGATATCTGATAATGAAATAAAAGAAGCAGCAGGAAAAGGCTTTGACGTTGTCTTCCATGGAACACATGTTCATGTGGAGTATGACCCAAAATGAATGACCAAATAAAATACCGGAAAGGATATAAATATCAACTTGCAGAAGATTATAAAATTCAAACTGGAATTATCGGGTATTCAATTGAAACTGGTTTCCTTCAACTTTTCCTTTCCGGTGTTTTAAAAATTAAATCGGGTTATGCTTGGGACGGTCCATCCGGGCCTGCAATTGACACTTTAAATTTCATGAGGGGTTCGCTTGTTCATGATGCGATTTACGAGCTCATAAGAAAAGGGCTTATTGCCAAACTTGAACGCAAAATTGCTGATGATCTTTTAAAACAAATCTGCATTGAAGATGGCATGTCAGAAACAAGGGCAGGGTATGCATATAAAGCAGTAAGGGCCTTTGCAAGCTTTGCAGCAGAATCAGAAAACAAAAAAGAAATAATAACAGCACCGGGGGAATTATGAAGGATAAAATTACAATTCCAAACCCATTAAGCCTATGGACCAGCATGGAGCCAGCAACTAAAAAATGGTTGATGGCAATTATAGGTTTGATAATCGTTGTTGCCATGTTGACAGGAAACTTTGACACATTAATCAGTATTTTCACAGATGAGACAGCAAAAAAATGACATTTCGCAAAATACCGGTAAACGTACCTTTCTGGTCAAATGTTGAGGATGAAAGTAAAGTCAATGTTGCAGATCAAAGAAATGACGTTATAAAAGACCTGGCCGGTACAACAATTAGAAGGCCAGGTCTTGCAATTTTTGGCGATGAACTATCTCAATCCGTTGACGGTTGGTTTTATTGGGAACACACTGATTTAGTTTATATTGTTTCTGGTACAAATCTTTATAGCCTTACACAAAATGGAACAGTCACGCTTATTTCTTCAGGAGTCTTCACAGCAGGAAAAAACGTCACATTTGCAGAATCAGGCGATTTTTCACTTATAACAGCAGGCGCAACCAGAAAGATTTTTATCACAAACGGTGGTAGAGTTGTCGTGTATAATGGGGCCGCAACCTCAACACTTAACGGTGCAAATGATCCGGTCCAATCTTCTCATGTCGTGATGTTTGACACCTATCTGCTTTCAAATGAGCTTTCAAATACTCAATATGATGAATCTGTTTTAAGATCAAAGGTTGCTGATCCAATCACGTTTGAAGGTGCTTTTTTCAGTGCGGAAAGCCATCCTGATAAATTAACAGCATTGCACACAGAATGGGACGAATTAGCATTGTTTGGCCAAAGATCAATTGAAAACTTTTATAATGATAAAACAACTCCATTGACAGCAATACCGGGGGCCACAATTGCAGACGGAACCCGTTCACCCTGGACAATAAAACTAATTGATAACGCCTATCTTTTTATGAATAAAGCAAGACGATTAATAAGGATCGATGGCAGACAACCGATTGTTGTTTCTCAACCTATTGATAATATCTTGAATGATGAACCGGATTATGAAAACGCAGAAGGTGAAAAAATTACCCTTAAGGGTAAAACTTTATACCTTTTAACCATAAACGACAGAACACTTGTATATGATTATTCTATCAATGAATGGGTTGGAGAATGGACTTTTTGGAATAAAACAAGGGCTAAATATCAGGCTTTCAAGGCAAGGAACTTTATAAATATTGAACCCTGGAATATGACTCTTTGTACAGACAAAGGCAACGGCAAACTTTACAAATTAGATTTTGAAACTTATCAGGATTACGGCAATGAAATAAGATCGTCCGTTATAACCGGCAATATTGATCATGGAACAAGCCGGGAAAAAAGATCAAACGAGCTTAAAATAAAACTTAAAAGGGGCAAAAAAGTAAAAACTCTTGATGCCGATGTTGAACCCAAAATGCTTTTAAGATGGAAGGATAACGGTTCAGGTGTTTGGTCAAATTATCGTGATATCCCGTTAGGTTTTCAGGGAGATAATATTTTTTATTATTCTTTGTTTATGCTTGGGACTTATAGGTCAAGGCAATATGAATTTGTTTGCACTGACAACGTGCCTTTTTCCATTGTTGAAGTCAATGAAGATGTGGAGCTGTTAAGATAATGGCTATCAAAAGAAGGCTTCCAAGGACAAATGATCCAAGAGAGGTACAGTCATGGAGAAGGGGTCAGGATGATGATAACTTTGATAAAGCCAATAAGGTTGTTGGTGGGACTGAAAACAATGTGGTTTTATTGGAGTCTGACGGTGATATAAAAGATAGTGGGCAAACGCTATCTGATTTTCTCTTAGTTGGTGATGTTGACGGAGAAACAAACGAAATTGATGTCACTGATAATGGTGACGGTACAATCACAATATCAATAAGTGATCTTTATTTGATAAACAATATTTTGGGGACATCAAAAGAAATAACCGTCACTGATAATTTAGACGGGACCATAACCATTTCAAGGCCAGATCAAGTAACTGACGAAAAATTGACGGTAAATCAAGAATTAATGTTGTCCGTATCTGATACCGTTGATATAACTGCAGCAGGTGGAATAACCGTCACAAAACCCATTATGCATATTCAAGGTTCAGGCGGTCCGGTTGAAATAACAGCAAATCCACAAATTGCGGCAGGTACGGACGGTCAATGGTTATGCCTGCAAGGTAAATCAGACATAAACACGGTTACTTTAAACACAGGCAACGGGCTTCATTTGCATGGCCGGGTGGTTTTAGGGGATGAGGATTCATTAACTCTGTATTATGATGCTGTAACGGGTGAATGGGAAGAAAGGTTCAGGAATTTTCCTGAATCTGAAAAATCATGGGCTTTTAAAAGTCCACCAGGAACTTCAGGGGTTTTTTATTATGGTGGTTTTTATATTTTTGGATCAAGTGATAATGATTTTAACCCGGCCATAACTTTTGGAACTGTAAATAAAAGCTACGCCGCACACTTTTTTTTAGTGCAGGCAGTAGGCGGGGCAGGTGGGGTTGATACAGTTGTTAGAATAACCGGGACATCAATAACTGATGCTGGGATTAGAACTGCAGCGGATACCGAAGATTTAACTATTGCAGATGATGGGGCAGCAGGAACCTATTATGAAACATCTAAAAAATGGATAGGCCAAATATCAATTTCAAAACAGTCCGGTCCTGATCTTCTTTGCAATTACGGATTTTGCAAGTATTGGGACAACAATAATAATGATTTTAGGATTGTGGGTGTGGAAGCGACCTGGCTTGCAGGTGCTAATGATAATAACCCTAATATAGGGATTAGACATCATAAAACAACAGGCTGGACATATAATGCAGGCGCAGAACCTACACCACCATCATATATATCTGACATGAACACAGACCATAATACAGAAATTGAAATTTCCAATGGTGAAAATGGGGCATGGAAAAGGGATAATTTAAACACAACGATTAGTGGTGGCAATGGTGAGGGGTCTATCCTTGAAGTTGTCACGTCAGCAAACAGGGCCTTTGAGTTAGGCAATATAATGCTTAGAGTGAGGGCAAATTGATAATAAAACAAACCAAAAATTTTAAATTAATCAAAAAAATTCTCTTTGATCCTGAAATGTTTGCCAGGGTTTCAGATGATTATACCAACACGGATAATTTTAATCCTGAAAAGTCTGAATGGTTTGGATGCTTTGAAAATGATCAATGCAAGGGGTTGTTAAGTGTCCATGAAGAAAATGCAGTTGTGTTAAATATCCATATGCATATACCAAGACAATTCAGGGGAAATGATTCTTTGAAAATAGGAAAGAGTTTAATTGATTACCTGGAAAATAATTGTGATGAAAGATTTGTAAAAATTAATGCCAAAATACCTGTTTTGTTTCCCGATGTTATTAAGTTCGCCAAAAAATGTGGATTTAAAAAAGAAGGGAATGATAGGAAGTCATATTTAAAAGTCGGGAAGTATTACGATAGAATCATGTTTGGTAAAAAAATAAAAAGGGGTTAATTATGCCGGGGCCTGCAGAATTTGGAGAATTTACAAAAAGCACTTTTCAACCTGGAAGCAAAAGCGAGTTTGATTTTCGGAATGCAAATCCCAATTTTCAACAACCTTTGCAGCAACAGCCTGTAGCACCTATTGTGCAGGGACCTGGAACGCTTGAACAATCTGCATTGGATGCGATTGCGCAACAGGAAGGGCAGCTTGCAGAGATAGAAGGGATAACAGCACCTTTCAGGCAAGCCGGGCTTGATATTGCATTACCACAATTATCTGCTTTGGCTTTTGGCGGTGATGTTGATTTTCAACCAAGTCAATTATTCAACCGGCAACTTGAATCAGGCAGAACCGGGATATTGAGGGGCCAGGCAGCAAGAGGTGGCGTTAAATCAAGTGGAACATTTGAAAGGTTGGGTGATCTCGTTTCAGGCCTTGCAGGTGAAGATATTGGAAGATTTCAACGAGGTCAATCCAGTTTATTGCAATCAGGTTTGAGGGCTGAAGATTTAGTCAGGCAGGCAGGAACAGGCTTTGCACAAAGTGCCGGTAATATCTTTGGTAATTTGGGTCAGGGATTAAATGTTGCAGCACAACAGCGTGGAAACTTAGCCGGGCAGCAGGCCTTATCAAAGTCTCAAACTTTGGCAGGTGGTATTAGTGGGCTTGGAAGTTTATTAAGTGAATTATTTTAAGGGGTGAATCATGGCTTCATTAGCTATAGGGTTAGGCACTTCAATCATAGGCGGCGTTATTTCAAGCCGGGGTCAAAAATCTGCAGCGCAAGCCCAACAAGCAGGACAGCAGGAAGGCATTGCAGAACAGGCCAGGATTGAACAGGCAAACCGGGAATTTCAGCAAAGGCAATTTGACAAACAGATTGAAAGGCAACAACCTTTTGTTGATGTTGGTGAAATGGCACTTGCTCAACTTCCTGCAGCTATTTCAAATCGTGGGGATGCTTCTCAATTGCCTGCAACTCAAATACAAGCCGGTTTAATTTCTGATTTCTTGGGACCAAATGCACCGGGATTTGTTCAAGAAAATGCTCTTGAAAATCTAAACGCCATTGAAGCTGAAAGGAATAAAGGCAGGTTATCAGATTTGGTTAATATCGGTCTTGGTGGTGTTGGTTCTACGGCAGGGAGCCGGTTGAATCTTGGAACCACGTTGGGTCAATCCCTTGCAACTTCAGGACTTAGAGAAGGATTAGGGACTCAACAGAGTTTGCAACAGGCAGCAGTAAATAGGCAGAATAGGCAGAACCAGATAATTGGGGGCTTAAGTGGGTTACCTTCATTGATTTTTGAAGGGTTGCCACGACAACAGGCAAGCCCATTGATTACCAGACAAAATCCATTGGGATTGACACCAGGGGCGGGGTTATAATTATGGTAGACACAATTCAACCAGTTCAAGATTTATTTGGTTTGGGTAGACTTGCCCAATCAATCAGGGCCAGAAGGCAAGAGGACAGGCAGACCGGTATTGATCAACAGCAGGCAGAAACAAGAGGATTGCAGCAACAGGGTTTAAGGCTTGGAATACAACAACAGGAATTGAGTATTGCAAACCTTGCCAAAAGTCAACAATTGCAGAATGATCTTCTTGCAGAAATCGGGAAAAATCCCGGGGTTGATCCTGATCGTGTGGCCATAGAATTTTTTGCAACCAGGGACCCAGCAAAAGCAAGTGAAATTCAGGATAAGATTTTCACCAGGACCGGGCAACTTGCAAAAATAAACCCACAGGCAGCAGTTGACTTATTTAATTTAAAGACCGGTTCTGATTTAAAATTTCAAGGAAAAAAGCAAAATCTTCTTGAAATAGGATCAGCAGCAGCAGGCAAAATCATGCTCTTTGATACAGAAAGTCAAAGCGTTGTAAAAGAATTTACCTTTGATAAAGATGATAAAGATACGAATTTACAATTAAAAGAGGGTGTTGATGCCCAGGGGAACCCTGCTTTTGGTCTTTTTAATCCTAAGACCGGTTTAATAACACAAACAGGGCCAGGATTCAGGCCAAAGCTTGATTCAGGGGAATCGATTGAAATTAGCAAAGATGGCACTGTTAAAATAATAAAGGGCGGTTTGCAAAAACAAAAATTTGAAGAAAAGAAAAAGATTGCTGAAGTAAAACGCCTTGATGCAAAAAGACAGGCTCTTGATAAAATTAATCTTGTTGTGAATAAAGTTGATGAAGCACTTGCAAATACTGATTTATTCACTTCGGGCCTTCTTGGTTCTACTTTGGGAATAATCCCAGGAACACCGGCAAGGGATTTAAAAGGATCAATTGATACTATTAAGGCAAACTTAGGGTTTACAGCATTACAACAGATGAGGGCAGCAAGTCCAACCGGTGGCGCATTGGGCCAGGTATCAGAAAGAGAATTAACTCTTTTGAATAGTGCGGTTGCATCTCT